AAAGAATAGGGGCTAACAGATGGCTAAGTTAAAGATCACAAAGGCTGATGGTTCATTATCTGAACACCAGATAACACCATCGATCGAATACGCGTTTGAGTTATATGCTAAAAAAGGTTTTCACAAAGCCTTTAGAGATGACGAGAAACAGTCGGATGTTTACTGGTTGGCGTGGGAGTGTTTAAGAGCTGCAGGCGAAACCGTGCCAATGTTCGGTGCATCGTTCTTAGCAACACTTAAAAAGGTTGAGGTTTTGGATGATGACCCGGAACTATAGGGCGTGACTCGTTTACTTACTTGGTCGCACGGATCAGTTTGGAAACGGGTATCGCGCCCAATGATTTACTAGCACTAGATAGCAGGATGTTCAAGACTTTATTGCAGGCAATGAAAGACCGGAATAAGGAGATGCGAGATGCCAGTAGCGGTAAAAGGCGGCATTGAACTTCGTAAAGCCTTAAGAAAATTCACACCGGATCTAGCTAAAGAAACACAGAAAGAAATGTCTGCGTTGCTGAAACCAATTACAGCTAAAGCGCGTGGCTTTATTCCATCTGATGCACCGCTATCAGGCTGGGGTAAAGCATCCGTTGATGCTAGATGGTATTGGGATGGTAAAGCTGCTAAAAAAGGCGTAGGTTACAAAACTACGCCAAGCAAGCCTAATCGATCTGGGTTTAGATCTTTGGCGCGTATTCAAAATGCATCTAGGTCTGGCGCAATATATGAAACTGCAGGGCGTAAGAATCCAGGCGGAAACTTTAGCCCACGTTTACCAGGTAATTTAGTTGGCAAAGCCAAGATGGCTGGCCGCGCAATCTTTCGCGCATGGTCAGAGGATAACGGCAAGACTAATGCAGCTGTTATTAAAGCCATTGAAACATCTAGAGATAAATTTAACGCTGCTGTGGGGTATCGCTAATGGCTATTGATCCAACAATAAGAATAGATTTAGCCGCTGAATTTACTGGCAAAAAAGCCTTTACACAGGCAGATACGTCTACACAAAAATTAACTAAAAGTGTAAAGACCTTAGCTAAAGGTTTTCTAGGTGTATTTGCTATACAGAAATTAGTGTCTTATAGCAAGGCCAGCGTTAAAGCGTTTGCCGAGGATGATGCCGCAGCTAAGAGTTTAGGTATAACATTAAAAAACCTTGGCCTTGCCTATGGTTCAAACGTTGGTACAGTCAATGGGTTTATTAATGGTTTAGAAGCGCAGACTGGCGTACTTGATGATGAACTTCGCCCGGCCATGGATCGGTTTTTGCGTGCTACAAATGACGTAGCTAAGTCACAAGAATTATTAAACCTAGCCTTAGATATTGCAGCTGGTACTGGTAAAAGTGTTACACAGGTATCACAAAGTTTACAGAAGGCCTACCTTGGACAGACTGCCGCTATTGGACGTTTAGGCGTAGGTATTTCCAAAGCTGAATTAGCGAACGCAGATTTTGCAGATATACAAGAAAAACTTAATAAATTATTTGCCGGACAAGCTACTGCTGCTGCCGATTCATACCAAGGTTCGCTTAATAAATTAACAGTAGCGGGTAATAATGCTGCAGAAATTATTGGTAAAGGTTTAGTAGATGCTTTAGGTATTTTAAGTGGCGCAGGCACTATTGACCCAACAGTTTCAGCAATAGATAGAATTGCTAATTCAATGGCAAATGCTGCTAAAGAAACTGCCAAATTTATTAAAGTGAATCAAACCTTATTTAGTGATTTAAGTTTCTTTAAAAATAATGCCACTATTGCTGAAGCCTTACGCATTAAAATGGGTACAGGCTTTACAACGCCTATGACTATTAGCAGCCAGGATACTCAAAGGGCAGACAAGATAGCTGCAGATGCTGCTAAAGCCGCTGCTGCTAAAGCTTTAGCTGCTAGTAAAGCTAGTGCTGCTGCCAAGATTGCAGCCGATAAAAAGGCTGCTGCTAATAAAGCAAAACTTGACAAGGCTGCAGCTGTACTAGACATACAAAAAATTCAGATAGCCGCTGCGCTAAAGGGAAAGATAAGCGAAGAAGAAAAGACTCGCTTACTACTTATGCAGGCTATTCAAGATGGCAACGGAGATAAGGCCGAAAAACTAGCCAAGAAGTTAGAGGAGATCCAGGCAAAAAATGCCAAGATTGCTGCCGATCTTTTAGCAATCGGTGCGGCCAAAGATCCATTTTCTACATGGGCTGGCAGTTTATCTCTAGCGATTGCAGCACTTGCTAAACTAGGCGTAGGCATGTCTGCAATTACTTCAAGCATGATCCCTGGCGTCACTTATAACCCTAGCCAAAACCCCGATCGTAACTATGACGATAAAGTAGCCGCCGCCGAAAAAGCAGCAGCCGATAAAGCCGCAGCTGACAAAATTGCTGCCGATGCCGCCGCTGTTCTTGCTGCCGCTGGTGATAAGGCCGCCGCCGATGCTGCCGCTGCCGCTGCTGCCGCTGCCCTAGCAATTCTTGGCATACCTGGTACTACTTTCAATCCAGGGCAAAACCCAGATCGTAATTATGATGACAAAGCCGCCGCTGAAGCCGCAGCTGCCGCAGCCTTAGCTGCAAGCGCCACTAATACAAGCCAATCGCCAATAAACCCTAATGGTACTTTTGGGTTTTCTTTACCAAGTTACTTACAAAATTCTATGCCACAATCCTCGTCTATCAATATAGTTATTGAAGGCAACGTATTAGATGGCGATGATTTTACTAATAAAGTAAACGATGCATTACTTAACGCCAATAGGCAAGGTTTGCCACGAACAGCTGCCGGAACGTTAGTGAACCAAGACTAATGACAGTCCCAGTTATTAACGCGGTTATTAACTTCTCTACTGGCCCTAGTTTCGCACAGGCATTAATTCTTGGCGAAGGTATCTTAGGTACTAATATTCTTGCCGATTCAGCTGCAGTTATTGTAGATGTAAGTAACGTAGTCGATAGCGTAAGCATTAAGCGCGGTCGTAATCCGCAGGCCGATGAATTTCAGACAGGTACTCTAACCCTGCGTATCGTGGATCAGAACGGCGATTTTAATCCACAGAACCCGAGCAGCCCCTACTTTGGCCTACTAGATCCAATGCGTAAAGTATCTATATCGGCTACCTATAGCGGCACTACCTACCCAATGTTCTCAGGGTTTATTACTAGCTATACGACCACTACCCCTAAGAACGCTAACGATGTTGTCTATACAACTATCCAGGCCGTAGATGCCCTAAGACTGGCTCAAAATGCACAGATCAGTACAGTTACAGGTGCAACCGCTGGCGATCTAAGTGGCACAAGAATTGATCAGATCCTTGACCAGATTGCTTGGCCAGAATCTATGCGCGATGTTGATGCAGGTTTAACTACTATGCAGGCAGACCCCGGCACAGCTCGTACATCCCTAGCTGCATTACAAACTGTTACAAATAGTGAGTACGGCGCGTTTTACGTTGATGCATCTGGATCTTTCGTATTTCAAGATCGATCAGTAACTACTGCCAGCATCGGCGGCACGCCTACAGTATTTAACGATAACGGCACAGATATTGGCTATTCCAATGCCGTATGGCGATTAGATGACACCTTGATATTTAACCAGGCGAACGTAAGTCGCACGGGCGGCAGCGTTATGAGTGCTACTAACGCGGCTAGTGTCGAGAAGTATTTTGCCCATACTTACAATATCCAGAACTTGCTTATGCAAACGGATGCAGTAGCTCTGGACTATGCGCAGGCATACGTTGCCAGCCGTGCCGAAACTAGCGTTCGATGCGATGCAATCGAGTTAGACCTATACACAAATAACTACGCCAATGGCATATTAGCTGCGCTTAATCTTGATTTTTTTGACCCAGTAACTATTACTACTAACCAGCCAGGTGCATCTACCTTAACTAAGACCTTACAAGTTTTCGGCGTGGCTCATAACGTGACCCCGAATAAATGGCGTACGACCTTCACTACACTTGAGCCCGTGTTGGACGGGTTTATATTAAACTCAACCGAATATGGCGTACTCGATACGTCTGTACTAAGTTACTAAGGAGATAATAAAATGGCAGCTGGATTAGGCCTAAAAACGTTCGTTACCGGGGATGTGCTAACTGCCGCAGATACGAACGGCTACTTAATGCAAGGCACGTGGGTGTTTGCCGATGCAGCAGCCCGTACAGCTGCAGTGACTAGCCCACAAGAAGGCAATATGTCCTACCTTAAAGATACTAACTCTGTTGAGTATTACAGCGGGTCGGCGTGGGTAGCAGTCGGTGGTGCTAGTACGCCAACGTGGACAAATTACACGCCAGTAGTTACGGCTCAGACTGGATCACCGACAACTTACACAGCAAGTGGCAGATATTTTCAATATGGCAAATTCTGCACAGTCACTAACACTATTAACGTAACAAATATCGGCACAGCTGCTGGCAATCTTTTTACTACGCTTCCATTTACAGCAGGTTCATCTAACAATTTCTCAGGCTCAGTTAAAGAAACTGATGTTAATGGTGATGGCGGCACAGTTCTTATTCAAGCAAACGATACGAAGCTACAGACAAGACGTAATGGCGCTGGCGTTTTTTGGTGGGATAATGGAATAAGACTTATTATAACTATTACTTATGAAACGGTGTAAAAAATGACAATACCTGGATGGGACGATGAAGTAGTATCTGATGAAATACATCTTGCGCGGCTAAGAAACTGGCGCGATAGCGAACTGGTTAAAACTGATTTTAGCCAATTACCAGATAGTCCAGTAGATCAACTAGCGTGGGCTGAATATCGCCAATTATTGCGTGATCTACCTAAGCAAAACAAAAACCCACAGCTAATAGTTATCCCTATTCGGCCTGCATGACAGCAATAAGTTATAACGGCTGGCCAGCATCTAAAGATGTTGAGTCGATCCGTATCAAGTCTTACGCGATCAAGGGCAGCAAGGTAAAGCTGCGCTGTGCCTATTTTGCTGCGCCTTTACTTGTTGCGTTTGCAGAGGCCTTTAATGAACTGATCGAGCCGATCGATGGCGGCGCGCTAGATGACTGGGGCTATTGCTACCGAGATGTTAGAGGCGTACCGGGCAAGTTGAGTAATCACAGCAGCGGTACAGCGATAGACCTTAACGCGACTAAGCATCCGCTAGGCAAGGCTGGCACGTTCCCAGCTGAAAAAGTACCCATGTTATTAGCTTTGACTAAAAAATATTCTTTAATTTGGGGTGGGACATGGACTAGGCGTGATGAAATGCATTTTGAGGTGGGGATCGACCCCGTAAAGGCTGCCAAACTAATAGAGAAGTTAGGACTAAGTTATGCCGACTAGCGCACAAGTAACAATAACTACGACAGCCACACTTTTAGTAGCTGCAAATATTATGGATCAAACAGTATGGCTACATAATCTAGGCGGCGGTGCTGTCTATTTAGGCGATGCTAACGTAACTACATCTAACGGCTACAAACTAGATAATGGCGATAAAATGCAAGTGCCTGTAGGAGATCATGAAGGCTTATATGGTATTGCTGCATCGGGTACGCATACGATTGCAGTATTAAAACAAGTCAACTAAGGGCATTTAGGAGTAAGACCATGAAAGAACAAGCTAAGGCCGCTGGCCTGTCCTACCTACGCGCCGCTATTAGCTGCGCTGCTGCACTTTACATGTCCGGTATCACCGATCCAAAGACACTAGCTAATGCCTTCGTTGCAGGTTTACTTGGCCCATTGATGCGCGCCATGAATCCTAGCGATAACACTTTCGGCGTTAAGTAATGACGGCCGCCCAGTCGCTATTAGCAATAGCCATAGGTATCTGCACACTTATGGGGTTTGCGGCTGGGCTGGTTCGCCATCTAGTTAAGTATTACCTAAGCGAATTACGCACGGACAATAACGGCGGCCATAACCTACGCGGTCGAGTAGATCGCATAGAGGCCAAGGTGGATAGCATCTACGAGATGTTACTGCAGCGTTAGGGCGTGTCGGTTATTGCCAACTGTCATACCCAGGCTTTACCCTTTATTTACACGTTAGGCAGGGCTACCTAATTCGGTGTAGCACGGCTTAACCCAAACAAGGGCGAAGTAAATGGATATAGAAAAAGTAGCAGTATTCGTAATAATGGTAAGTATTGCTTGGTTTATTGTAGGTTGGTCAGTTGGTTACAAAGAAGGCGTAAAGGATGGCTACAATCGTGGCCGCGCAGCTGGTATGCGTGTAGCTACTGATCGTGTGGTTAAGTGATGGCCTTTGACCTAAATAATTATGAGGATGTGAACAGCCGCATTAAGCGGTTTAGAGAAACCCATATCGCAGGCCGCATAACTACCGAGATCGTTGAGTTAAACGTGAAAGATGGTTATGTAGTAATTAGAGCCTGCGTATTCCGTGAGCATGAGGATGTAGTGCCGGCAGCTATTGACTATGCCTTTGAGCAAAGATCAGATCGAGGCGTAAACAGGGACTTTTGGATCGAGAACTGCAGCACTAGCGCAATCGGTCGAGCCATTGGGTTACTGATGCCTAGCGATGCACGCCCTACAAGGCAGGACATGGAGAAGGTAGAACGCTTAGCGGCTCAGCCTGCAGTAGAGGTTGATCTATGGGCTACTGCTATACCTGCAGTAAAGGTTGATGGCGTGGGAAGTGTGCGCCCAGCAGCTGAAACTATTAAAGACATCAAAGCGCAATTAGGTGGCGAGATCGTAGATCCTGCACCTATCTGCTCGCATGGCCGCATGGTTTATAAAGAAGGCGTAAGCGAGAAAACTGGCAATAAATACCGGGGCTATACCTGTAGCAGCAAGACACGCGGCGATCAATGCAAACCAATATGGCTATAACCGATATGGCGCAGATAGTCCAGGTGATCTTAGATCGATCACAGGAGAAGCAAGCTGCAGCGTGTGGTTTTGCGCGTAGCACAGGTGAATTTATAACTACGCCTGATCGCAGATATAGCCGACAAACTAATATAAATTATCATGAGTTCATATTAGAAAATAGCGAGGCCGTAGGCTCAGAGATTGCTGTAGCTCAATACATGGGATTACAAAATTTCGTACCTACTGTCCATACTTACCGAGATCAAGCCGATATAACTGTCGGTAATCTAGGCTTTGAGGTTAAATGGACTAGATATACCAATGGCCATTTAATCATCCATAAGGATTACCCACGGCTAAACGATGTAGCAATCCTGGTGGTAAATAAGTCACCTGTATATCAAATAGTGGGCTGGATGCCCGTGCTGTGGGCTAAGAAGGCCAAGTATTTCAACGCAGCTGATGGCAATTTCTGGGTATCTCAACGTGAGTTATTTGAAATGGATGCGCTAAGGAAGTCCGTATATGGCATTACTGAGGCTTAATTGCAGGGTTTGCGCCAAGATTGGTAGCGGTATGCAAACGCATAAGATCGTAGATGAATTTATTAACTTGCCGCCTAACGTAGTTTGCGTTCAATGCTTAGGCTGTGGCGTTATGGGCATAGAGATGCTACTCAATAGTGAACGCGCTAAGGATGAGGACATGCTAAATGACTAACGAGCTAAGAATCAGCTGTAACTGCGAGGACTACAAAGAGATGAGCCTTTCGGTTCACCTGGTTAATGGCATTATCCCTATCATCATTATCAAGTGCGAAAACTGCATGAGTGCATACACAGTCATGCCTAATTCGGTGCAGCATGCCTAGTTACCTATATCGCTGCGATCAATGCGGCGTAGAGCTAGAGATGAATCACCCGGTAAATACACACGGCGACAGCGCACCCTTGTGCTGCAGCTACCCAATGATGCGCGTGTTTAGCGCGCCATCGATCATATTTAAAGGAACAGGATGGGGTAAAGATAAATGAGTAATCCAGAGATGCGTACGATATTGCAGGATCTAAGGGAACTACTAGCTAAAGAGATCGAGCATAAATTTATGCCGCTACATGTATGCCAAGTATGCGACAACATAGCCGTAGGCGCGTTAGTTGAGCAGATCGTAGCCACAATTAGGGGCGATAATGACTGATCTCAATGACTGGAAAATGGCCGAACGCATAGCCGAGAACAGCAATACATTTAAAACGCCGCAAGATGTTATGACTGCCTTTGAGGATCTTATGAAGCAAGTTGAAGCTGAAGGCGACCAAGATGACTAAGCGACTTGGTCAGGAGTTTTACACAGTTGCGGATAACGCTGTGTATAACTCATGCTGTGACTCAATACAGTTTAAGTATCTGTGTATAACCTGTGGACAAAACGCAGGATGTTATTTCTGCAGCTTTAACCCAGATGAAAAGCATGAGTGTAATGAGTAGCGACACGCCGATTATATTGAAATGGTTTAGGTATGTATGTGTATACTTAATCTTAGTACTTAACGCTTTTACTAATGCTTATGCTAGTACTAACTCTAATAAAGAGATTGAAAAATATAAACTATATAGTCATATAAAACTAACTAATCATAATGAATACCTATGTTTAGAGAAGCTTTGGTACTTAGAGTCTAAGTGGAATTACCGGGCTGATAACAAGCGATCATCTGCGTATGGAATACCACAGCTATTAAAGCTAAAGACTAATGATCCTTATAAGCAGATAGATGCAGGGCTTATCTATATTGCTAAGCGATACGGCACACCATGCAAGGCCTTAGCATTTCATCTAAAGACTGGGCACTATTGATGGCTAAGCGAGGCGACCCACGCAGTCAACGTAAGTACAAGGCGATCAGGCTTACAGTCCTGGCTAGGGATCAGTACACCTGTTACTACTGCAACCAACCAGCTCATACAGTCGATCATATAATCCCAGTATCTCGATCAACCGAGGCAGAAGCCTACGATCCTAATAACATGGTTGCCTGCTGTAGTAGATGCAATAGCAAGCGTGGATCTCGTAACCAGGCTGTTTTTTTAGCACAAGCGGCTACCCCCCCTGCCTTTTCGTCCTGTTTATCCCCGAAAATGACGGAAACGGTTCACAGAGGCCCGATGACTGGTAATCTGTAGAAAATGACCCTAGAACTTGTACAAAGCCCACCAGCCCTTACGGGGGCTGTCTTACCTAGGCTGCATACGCCATGGCTCGAAGGCGAATCTAAAGTAGATGCCATCATTGAACTTGCCGAACGTATCGGCCAGCCCCTACTTGAGTGGCAGATTGTAATCCTTCGAGATATGTGCGCCGTAGATGAAAATGATCTATTTATAAAAAAATCTAGCTTGTTAGTTTGCAGCCGCCAGTCCGGTAAAAGCCACGTTCTGCGTATGCGCGTACTAGCTGGGCTGTTC